CATTACTATCAGCCGTTGTATTTGCGGCTAAAGCAAAGCTGCCAACAGCCGTATTTTCAGAGCCTGTGGTGTTGACTGTTAAAGACTCTAAACCAACGGCTACATTATTACTTGCAGTTGTATTCGCTGTTAAAGCAGCCGTACCGACTGCGGTATTATCTGCTCCAGTTGTATTTGCTGCTAAAGCTAATCTACCAATAGCTACGTTTTGATTTGCTGTCGTATTCGCTGTTAAAGCAGCCGTACCGACTGCGGTATTAGCACCTCCTGTGGTGTTTGTGGTTAAAGCGTCAGACCCCACGGCTGTGTTGTTATCTGCTGTCGTGTTTGCGCCTAAAGAATTTTGTCCAAAAGCAGAGTTATCTGCACCAGTTATATTTGCCCCTAAAGAGTTTCTACCAAAAGCATTGTTTTGATTAGCAGTAGTATTAGCTCCTAAAGCATCGTACCCAACTGCATTATTAGAAGTACCTGTTGTGTTTGCATCTAAAGCTGCATAACCCACCGCCGTATTATTATCACCAGTAGTGATCGCAGTACCTGCTTCATCGCCTACGACAACATTATAATTACCACCGCTTGCAATGCTGTTACCTGCGTTGACACCTGCTCTGAAGTTACTTGTTCCTGCTGAAGCAGTGATGATGTCTGCGCCATCTGCATACGTTACGTCTGCTGCAAAGTTTACAGCGCCGTCTACGTCCAAGACATCAAGATTTGTCGTGCCGTTAACGTCTATCGCGCCTTCTAGGTCGATATCGCCAGCAATTGTAGCATTACCTGATAAGAAGATATTACGTGGACGTGTAGCGCCCGTTGCGCCTATATCGTAGGTAGCATCAGTAAATATAAGATGTGACGTGACGGTACTATTAACAGTCAATGTATCCGCCGCAGCATTACCAATCGTGGTATTGCCAGAAATCGTAATGTCAGTAGCTGTAATAGAACCAGAAATCGTAGGAGATGTAATTGTTGGGCTAGTTAACGTCTTATTAGTTAGCGTTTGTGTACCCGTAAGCGTGGATAACGTACCCGTAGTTGGTAGAGTGACGTTAGTTGTGCCTGTAGTTGTTAATGTGAGTGCGTTAGCTCCAGACGTTGTAAACGCCGCTGCGGTAGTCAAAGTTCCCGCAAGAGAGACTGTATACCCACCAACTGATAGTGATGCGATGTTTGTAGCACCTTCTATAACGTTAGTACCGTCACAGAAAAGAAACATTGTTTTACCATTAGGGATAGCTATCCCCGAACCACTAGCTGTTTTAAGCGTAGCAACTTGCCCTGAAGCATTCTTAGCGATATAAATTTTAGCCGCTGTAGGGCATACGACAGACGCTGCCCCAGTAAGATTTGATCCTGTATCAGTAAACTCTAGCATCGCACAACGCGATTCAGAGGTTGTACCATTAGCGGTAGTCAGCACATGGGAATTACTTGACCACGTGTTAACAACCGAACGCCCAGCAATTGCTTGCTCAATCATTGAAGTAATATTGTCGTTTACAACATCACCCCATGTACCACTGAGTTCCCCTTCAACAGGAAGGGCTAGTTTAAGTATCGAAGTGTACTGTGTTGTCATTTTTTAATCCTCACGCGGCTATATCTTGCCAATTAGGAGTCTGCTCTGTTGAAACATTACCCCAAGTTGGTGCTTGTGTGCCAGCAATGTTTTGCCAATTGGGGTTTTGATTATCATCAATGTCTCCCCATATAAATACTGTACCTACCGCACCTACTGCATTTACACCCGTTACCGTTATATTGGAGCTAACCCCAGCGATTACATTACCTAGTTCTGTTTGTCCATGGACTCCTGTTACATTTTCTACCTTAGACACACTTACGGAAACAGTTCCAATAGAACTAGTAGCTGTAAGTCCAGATACTGCTACATTAGCAGCGGCGGAAACTACAATTGTTCCAAGCCCTGTTGTGGCTTCTAACCCCGAAGGTTGAACTATAGCAGCCGCGCTAGTTGTTACAGTACCAAGAGCAGATGTTCCAACAACTCCAGTTACTGCGACGTTTGCATCTGCCGCTACACTAGCAGTACCAAGATTAGCTGTAGCTTGAATCCCATCAACACTTACAATAATTAGGTCCGTACCCCAAGAGCCTTGGCCCCATGCGGTAGAACCCCATCCTATATATGATGTTGATGATGGCATTCAGTCACCCTACGCAATCCTAATTATAGCATTACTAGCGTCTGCGGCTGGGAACTGTATTGTAAAATCACCCGCTGTTGCTGTCTTATCAGCTCCAAAATTAAGGACCGCAACCGCAGGGACTGAACCGCCAGTTTGGTAAATAAGTGCGCCCCGTGCAGTTATCGTCGCTGTGCTCCACGTAGTATCTGCAAAATCTAGGAGCGCAGTAGTACCAGATGTTGTAGGAGCTACAACAGATAACGTGTTACCACCCGCTGTATAACCCGTACCGGATATTTCATTAGTTGTTGAATACGCGGTAGTAGTCGCACTCAACGAAGCACTACTGGTATACAGTGCTATTTTAAACGCTTGAGACGTATTGGAACTAAAGTCCATCTCCCCATCAAGAAGTGCTTTCTTGAAGGAAGTTACCATTGCTTGTGATATTGCCATTGCTTATCTCCTATTCTACTTTCATTCTAAACTGCCCAGAGCGATATGTATCTTCACGAAGTTTACCATCACCCAAAGTTTTAAGCAGTTTTAGCGATTGAACATATAAACGTTCATAAAACTGTACTAGATCAGGCTCGCCTTTCATAAAGCGTATTGCCTCAATCAATGCCCCATTAAGTAACGCTGAATCAAACTCATCACCTAACCATGTAGTACCCGCTGTAACAATAGATTGAGGGTAATACCCATAATGTAATTCCATTGTATACGCACCATCAGGGGTAGGCCCTAAGAGAAACGAATCATCGTCAAAATATGCGTAATGTTTTGGTAATCCTTGCGACGAAGCACTAGGATATGCTTCCCTAACAAAATTTACATCTTTATTAAGTAAGTAATGGTAGTCTCCAGCACTATCAACAACCGCTAGTGAATAGCTCCACAGGAAATCTGTAGGCGCACCAAGGTATTTATTTCCTGAACTAAGTGTTCCTGTTACGTTTTTACGTAAAGCAGGAATTTGAACAGTGTTATATATCTTCTGTTCGGCTTGTTCAGTAAACATAGCGAGTTGGTCATCAGTGAAAGAGTTTTCAGTGATGGTTTCAATATTTGTTTTTAACTCGCTATAGTTCATAGTTTACCCCATTGGCCCACGAGCCATAGTTCCTTTTGTAGCTGCGCCTGTACCACGGATTTTAACCCCCGTAGTTTTAACGCCCTTCATGCTCGGTTTTGCCCCATAGGGTTTAACGCCTTTATCCTTTATAACCTTTACTTTTTTCATTCCAAATACGTTCATTTCACTACTCCTACGTAATGTTTACGGTAACTTGCCCTAAATAGCTAGTACCAACTAGCGGATCAGGGGTAAGCCCAAACAGATCATCCCCTCCACCTACTGGGTTCCATGCCCAATATATATCTCTACTACTGTATGGCCCAGCTTCACCAAGACTTGTATCTATCCTAGGGTCTCGTATAGCCTGCGGATCGTTTACAGGATATTCCCCTAATTTATTCTGTGGCTGGTCTGGGTTCCAGCACTCAGGACAGGCTTTAATGTCTGTGTCACGCCCTTTAGTAACAAGGTTGCGCAACTCTTTTAGTTTGTATTGAAACCCACAAACATCACACAGGGCAATGGCTTTCTTAGCAGATGCAAACCTATCTCCCATATTATATTCTACTTATTTTAGGTACAAAACGCGCAGAGGTTTTTTCACGATCCTCCTGCGCAGCTAGGGCAAATTGTTCATCATAAATTTGTTTTAGCATACCTACTCGCTCTACAAGCTGTGGGTCTTTCATAGCAATATAATAAGCTAACCCTGCAACCAAGGAGGGGAAGAACCTAAAGTTCATATCTGCGGTTTGTACGCCATTACCAGCGTCTTCAATACGACGCATACGCCAGTAGACAAGTTGATAACTTTGCGTACCATCAGGGATAGGCCATACAGTAGCCGCAGGGACTTGTTTCCAATACACGGGGATGGCAGTGCCTCCCACTGTATGTGCCACTGCGGTTGTACCTTGTTGCCCTCTAAAACAGTTCTGTAAAACGCTACCGGCAATACTGCTATAGTTTATTATTTCGTCTTCAATCTTCACAAAACCTGCGGGTGGTAGATCAGAAACTCCACTCAAAGTAACTGTAGTATCTGTGCTGGATACTGTAGCCGCCAGTGTGATTCCTACAGGGTAAGTTTGTCCGCTGTTCCTGTGAATAAAAATCTGTACGGGTCTACCTTGTGTTAACTTATTAGGGACAGAGGCATAAGTGCTCACACTAATACGACTTATAGTAAGATCGGACTGTAACGAGGTGCTACCTGCACCCGTACGTATTTGGTGTTCCATTAAATCAATAGTGTCGTCAGGTAAAGCATATGTTGACTGTCCCTGCACGAGGTCAAGAGAGCCTTGCTCTATTGTCCACATATTGATCCCACGGTTTTGCCACTCGATAGTCATCAAGTTCATAGACCGACGTGCAGTACGGAGGTCATATCCAGAACGCAGTTCACGTCCCGCACGTTCCCACGCTTCTTCAGCGATCTCCGTGAAGTCCATATTGAACGTAGTGGTACCTGATGTAGCCATTATTTACCCCACGCTGATTTAGCTTTGACTTTGGCTTTGTTAGAGAGCTTGCCATAGTGGAACAATTTTTTAGCTGTTTTAGACATACTTTTTCCAGTCATAAGAGTTCCATCGGGGTGCTTGTGCATACTACCCTTATGCTCTTTACCGTCTTTAAAGTAATGTTTAATACCCAGTCCCATGTTTACTTGCCTTTAAAGTGCGCTTGTACTTCCACCAATAACTTAGTTTTAGACTTACGACGGTCTAACTCAACACGTAGCCGCATCCACTACTGCTTTTTATAGTAACTACGCATTACGCACCCTTCATTTTTACCATTTTGGCTTTACGGACGCCTTGCTTAGCTATACCGCAACCACGAACTTTACCACCCTTAGACACCTTCTTAACTTTGCCGCCTTTCTTGAATCCTAAAACATCTTTACGGGCTTTCATTCGTGCTTTATCATCCGCAGAAGTTATCCTATTGGAATCAAGCGCTCCTCCTATC